TGAGCAGTTGCACCATCGCCACCGGCTGCAGCTTGGAACGCTGGAGTACCTGCGGAGGCATCCCAGTTGTGGTCCTTAGGAATCCAAGATTGGACTCCACCAAGCTGACGACCAGTATTATCAGGAACTGCATCAGCCACTCCTGAACCGGTAGTGATTTGTCTAGTACCAACTAGAGCATGCTCTAGGTCACGTTTTAACTCAGTACCTTTCTTCTTCATTTGATAAGCAAATTCAGAATTACGGCCTGCTTTAGAAACTGAATCCAAAGTCTTTGAGATCTTAATCTCTTTGACAAGGATTTGAGAATAGTTTCCTAACCTAGTTGTTGATACTGGGGTATCTGCGGCAGAGTAATCGAGACCTTCAGCTTTAGCATTTGCTGCTGGTGCTGTTAGTTCATCAGTTTGCCACTCATGGAACACAGAAGTTGCCTTCTTAGAACCAATAGATGATAAAAAGGGAGTTTCGTCCCTCGTTATCATCGATATAAAGGATGCGAGGTCTTCTCTTTTACCTTTCGTATCCTCGGATTTAAAAATTGCCATATTACAATTTCTCCATTTTCAAAATATTAAATTAGAAAAGAAAAAGTATTACTGCAACATGGTATCTACCATAGTCCCCAGAAATTCATCCTGTTGATTTTCGGTAGCTCCACCTTTTAGTACCTTCTCTCGAAGTTTATCAGCTTTTTCTTTCACCTTTGCTTTTTTGTTAACAGATTTGGTAGCCTTGACACTTTTAACAGGAGCTTTCTTACGTTTATTAACGGCAGATTTTTTACCGTCCTTAAGAGTTTTGTAATCATACATTAGTGCGATTACATCAGGATCAACTACATCAGCAAAATCGGGAAGTCCTAGGTCTCTTACAGCCCAGTTGACAACATCATCATAGGTGTTTTCCCATCCCGGTAATGTACTATTTAGTTTCTCCACTGCTTGTTCTTTATAAGCTTGTAGATTGGCATTATAAGTATTTTCTTGTTCTTCTATTGCTTGTCTTTCAAGATTAGAAGCTTCAGACTTAGAATCTGCAATCTCTTTTGCCTTGACTCTGCGTGCTTCTTGCCATTTAGGCAATTCGTACATTTCATCTTCGGCAATTAGCTGTTGAATCTTCCTGTCATATGCCGCTAGCTGTCTTTCGTCAGCATCTACGGCAATGCTAAGGAGTTTAGCATTTTGCTCTTTAAGGGCAGTTGTTTCCTGTGCTAGTGCTTGAGCTACTTTTAGCTGTTGACTTGCATCTATGGACTTTTTATTGGCGTGAGCTGCTGTCTGATAGCCACGGATTAATTCCTTCATAGAGACTTCAGATTCTTCCCCGTCAATTTTGACAGGTACTATATAATCTAAATCTAATTCCTCGGTATCCTCTGAATCGGTCTCAGGTAGGTCTTCACCATCATCCTCTGATTCTTCTGCTTCTTCTTCCTGCTCATCTCCCTCTAGTTTTTCAGTCTCGTCTACTTCGGCATCGTCACTTTCCTCTGTAGTTTCCTCTGTGTCATCCACGTCTTGCTGGGGTAGGTCTTCTTCCTCGAAAAAGCCATCCGCAAGGGCACCTAACATTTCATCTTCAGATAAACCTTCGTTCACATCCGGTTGGGTAGTTTCTTTTGGCATTTTATCAATCCTCCAAGATTAATTTTTTTATTTCTTAGCCTTGGTCGTAACCTTAGCTGTTTTAAGTTTCCCCTCTAAACGGTCAATAACCATTTGTAGGGCATTTAGTTGTTCTACTAGTTGTCTAACCATGAAACCTCCACGGGAAGGTCTAATGTCTCTCATTATATTATCCTCTTGTATCTTGTAGATTTCAAGGTCCTTTTCTAGTATACTTCTTTCTTCACTTGTCACTGGATTCCTCCTTTTCCTTATTAAACGCAACATTGTCACCTAAAGTGGCGACAGACTCTATTTGTTTCTTAACATCAGTGAGACCTACTATTGTATTATACAATCTTTCTCGTAGTTCCCCTTCCTGTGGTTTTGTACTTGCCCACATATTTTGGTAGTTAACCCGAACTATATTAAACATCTCATCAAAAGCCTTATTTTCTATAATAAGTTTTGCGTGCTGTCCTAGTTCAACTGCATCCATTCTATCCTCCTATTAAATCTAACCAATTTTAGTTGGCTCTCCAAGCGCAAGTTCCATCTGCATTTCAGCAGCATCTTTAGTTTTCTGGTACTCGAACTTCTCTCTATCTAATTCCATATCGGCCTGTTTCTTCTGAATATCCGCCATTTGTTTCTGAAGAGTAAGGAGTATTTTCTGTTGCTCCATTTGCTCTTCTTTACCGACTTGTTCTTGCTCTTGTTGGGCCTCTTGCATTGCAGCTTGAGCCTGTTGTTGCCCTTGTGGTGTATCGGGGTCAACAAGAAAGTCTACCCAGTTGTCAATACCCATAGACTCTAGCAATTGTCTTGCTATCGTAAATGGAGCTTTTGGATTTATAATTCCTTTAGCTTCCTTAGCTTGATATAACATAGGCATCACTTGTGTAGCCATCATCATCATATTTTCTTGAGTGTTGGCAGAACTATTGGCCCCAACATCAATGTCAACTGTAAGATTCTCTAATGGCACTAAAGATTCAGGTGTTATATTATAATAACTATAATCTTTTAATATCGATTCTGAATTATCCAGTATTAGGTCGTACACACCTCTACATAGATCTTTAAATCCAGTTTCAGCAAATCTGCGTGCAACATACGCTATGCGTTTTTGTGCCGCTTGCTCTACCATTGCAATCTTACCAGCAGAGTTTCCAGAATCAAATAACTTTTCGTTAATCCCTTGAGCCGCTCTGGTCATACCAGTAGCCATCTCTTTTTCGGTATTCATGAACTCTAGCAGAGAAAAAGTAGACGGTGCTAATTGAGCTGGGACTAGAGTGTGCACAGAAGACATCGGAGACCCATTAGTTGGGATAATCTGATGTGGTTCTGGACTCTGTAGAGCTCTAAAGTCTACTGTATTGGGATCAGCCAATGTTCTGCCATAATTGGACAGATAAACATTTTCGATCATACCTCTAGTTATAGTTGTCTTAATCTCAGTTGCACTCTTAGTTGCATCTGCTATTGACATTCCATAAAAAGAATATGGTATTTCAATTGGATTCAAAGATGCTAGAGGTATGGAATCTGCATACTCTTCTAGCAATATTTCCTCCCCAACCGTTATAAATCTCTTCAATTCAGCTACACCGTCACCGTCTCTATCAATTTTAATCCAAGACTCTGTGACAACGACTTCCCTATTAGCAATTCCCAAGGAATCATCAGCATAATTCTGTTGTATCTCATTAATCGACTGTCTTACAGACGACTCGTAGTCTTGATTAAAACTACTAGCTTCGGTACCTTCACCAATATCATCAGCGACATCAAAACCCATTTCTCTCAGGTCAGATAATGACATCTCTGTCTGTACACCGATAAATGATGCACTTGGGATATCTGTGGCACCCCTGTTAATCATAAAAGATTCAGGTGGTATATTCTCAAGAGATACTCTGGACTTATCAACTTCTCTTCTTATAGAAACATATTCATAAAACCCTTCAGCATTTCTAGAATCTGGGTCAAAACCCTCTCCAGCTCTCATCTCCACTATCTCTACATCACCCTCTAATAAGAGAGCGTCTACTTCAAGTACACTTATATTCTCATACTCCTCCACTTTGGTCTCTTCTATTTCCTCCCACCTCCATCTTATAATTGCATTCTTAAACAGCAAAGCTGCTTTAATCCAAGTATTAAGGTCTACCCATCCATTGTTTTTACTAAAGATACAATGGTTCGTCAACTCAGAGGCAAGACCTGCCGCTACTGTCTGACTAGGGTCTGATGGATTGAACTTTGCAATCTTACCATTAGATAACATCAGTTCAGATATAACAGCTAAATAGGAATCTACAATTTCCATAGTATCCGAAGTTACTACTTTAGACACTCCCTGTGGATATAGATTTCCCTTAGCTTGCTGTGTATAATAGTTTATAGCTGTTTCTCTTTGCTCTTGCAACTCAGAACCAGACGTGAAACTACCTACTGCTTGCTGAATAGAATCATTAATAATACTAGTGATTTCTTCATCAGTTACTTTTTTGTTTTTCTTAGCCATAATTAAATCCAATTAGTTTGTCTTTCAGGAATAAACACACTATCAAACCCGACCCTGTCTGTAGCAAGTCTATGTAGGTGTGTTCTATAAACTTCCGCAGCAATTGCAAGAGCCATCACCGTATCATCTGTACCCCCTCTAGATGCAGAAGTTTTTCCCTTATCGTCTGATACATAATCTTTCAACTCTTCCACTACCTCAGAAGACCATACAGCAATGTCATCACTGTCTATCCAATTTTTTAAGTTAGATACTATAGCTGGTTTAGAAGCACTTGTAGTTCTAAAACCCAACCTTATACCATCCTCGTCTGTTAAATTAGCAATTTGAGTTTGATAATATAAATTGACATATTTCATCTCTTTAAGTTTCTGTAGAGTAGATACACCCATAGAGTTAGACTCTACAGCAAGAAGAGCATTATTATAATATCTTCCTAAATAAAACAAATCTCTACCAAATATAGCTGGATCAACATGGTTATCTCTATAAACAGCAACTACCTCTCTGTCTGTATTCAGAACAATTGCTGCTGAATAATCTTGTCCAACCCCTAGTGCCACATCGGCACCAATAATAAATTTTTCATCAAATCCGGGGGATTTCCATATAGATAAGTTTCCTTCTCTATGGTCTTCCCATGTAGACATAGATGAATCAAACTCCCTTCGGGAATCTGGTCCTTTAGTTTGAAGTTTATTTAATTTATCTATATTGAATACATTTTTACCCGATACTACAAAAGCCTCTTCAGCTGTAGAAGGATACTCTTGTTGAAATTTAGATTCTCCCCCTTCACCTATCTTCATTCTACGCCACCACAACTGACCATCAGTAAGGTCATATGTTTCAGATAATTCCCCTTCTTCTATGGTTCTCTGAAAATTTTCAGGGGGATCCATAGTATACTCTGGTGTCATGAACCAAGGTAAGAATATAGGTATATAATCGTTCTCACCCCTTTCAGCTGCTTTCCACATTCTATAAAAAGCACCAGTAGCACCATTAGCTGTAGATTCCAGAATTATCTCTGTACCGTCAGAAGATGATACTCCCTGAAATAATCCAGCTAGAATTTTCTCATCACTCTGCCAAAAAGAACACTCAGAGCAATGTAGTATCGTGGGCGTAGTCCCCCTTCCTGCCTCTGGAGACCCTGCTGTGTAAAGTCTAAATCCAGAATCATTATGTGAGAACTTAACCTCTTTCGCATTTGATCTAATTAAACTAGGTTTAAAATCATTAGACATTCTATCTATAAACTGTTTAGACATAGTAAATAAAGCATCTGATGTTGCACTATCATGTGCAATTACAACTGATCTCGTATGTGGAGTATAATATGTTTTCCAGAATACTCTACCTGCAGTATAAGTAGAAATCCCTTGCTGTCTAGCTTTTAATACTAAAGCTCTTACTCGCCCTTTATCTTTTCTTTGTTTTTCGATGGCTTCGTGTATTTTATCCTGACAGTCATTAAATTCAAATTCAACATACCCCTTAGAAGCGTCTTTAGTTATTATCTTAAGTTGGTCTTTTGCAAAACTTTTAAAGTTGTCTCTGTTTCTTTCTATTCTTTTACGTTTCTCCAACTCTTTCTTTATTTCTAATTCTTTAAGTAGTTTCAACTTATAAGACTGTTCATCTAATTCCATATCCCCTCCAAATAGGTGCTGGTTTCCTGACCTTTACTACCAGCGGAGTAAGTCGGAGGAGTGGTCATTTTTTATAGAAACTCTCTTTAAACCTACGCCAGTAGCGGCTATCATTAGCCCTTCCTTTTTTACTATCAGGTCCAAATCTCCAATCACGAATTATTGTGTTTATTGGATCTGTCCCTGCAGCTGCTGCAGCAAAACTAAGTGGTTTCCTCTCATCATAATTAGAAGCTGTCTTTTGTGCATTATTCCAATGGTGGGCTATTAATACTTTAGATAAGTCCCTATAATTTTCTTGGTCTTCAGGACTTGTGAGATGTCCACTCCC